TGCCATTTGATTTCTTTCTCGACTGGGCGGCCGGTAAATGCGCCGACGCCCCTCAAGCTTTCAAGGCTGAGTTTCATGGAAATCCCTTATACGCTGGCTGTCTTGCGGACCCAGGCGGAGCCGCCCGAACGCTGGATGGTGGCGGCCGTAGTCACCACAGTGTTGGCTGCGAAGTCGAACGGGAAGTCAGAAACGTAGCCATCGAAGATGAACCATGTCCGACTGGTCGGCAGCTCAAAGTCGTCACCGGCAGCGTTCAGTTTCGGAGCAGCCGTCCCGTCAGCCCAACCAACAGCCCATGCCACGCTCTCGATGGTGTCGTCTTCGGAAATCTGATGAAGACGAACGTGCGATGCGCTGCGAGGATCAGCGTTCAGGGTCAGGGAAGCTTGACCCGGAGTGCGAAGGCCGCGCATGTAGCGGCGCACTTTATCGCTCAGGCATGTGACTTCGATCTGATCGGCTGGGTTACCGCCCGGGCTGAATGCGGTGGCGCATTCGATCTCGAGGATTTCGAGAACCGCCGGATTGGTAGCGGAAGGCACCAGTGCGAAAACCTGAGTACCTTGGGTAAGAATCGACATGGCTTTCTCCAAATGTCGGACATAAAAAAGCCCGCACATTGCG